CGGCCATCTTCTCCGCCATCCTTTCCGATCCAGCCTTCAGTTAGAACGCAGCATCTGCGCCGCTCCGGATGCCGTTCGCGTCAATCACCATGCTTGGTGCCCATCCGGGGCCGTTGATGAAACTGACCAAAGACCCGTCAATTGGGCGCACGACTCGAATATCAACGGCGACCCACGGTAGGTGCTTGGTGCGCCACGCTCGCGACTTGCTCAACTGCTGGGTGGTGGCCATGTGGTTCTGGGGCCACGCCTGGGCGAAACATCCGGTAGCCGTGCGTCGCTCGCACGTGTGGTGGTTCGTGCCGCATTTCATCGCCACACTGCCGGGCCGCTGGCGTCACTTCTACGCCGTGGAGTTCGTTCCGCCGCGCCACAAGCGATGGACCGTGCACGACTTCGTGCTGCTGTTTCGCGGCCGGTATCGGGTCACCGAGTACCGCGCCACCAACGTCAAGTGGTTCGATTCTCGCGCCGAAGTCTTGGCGTGGACGGCTTGGCGCCGGCGGATGACTCCGTAATCGCCGTGTCGCCGCTCTACGATGCCATCCGGCCGCTGCTGAAGGTAGCGCCGTCTGATTGTCACCTGTTCGACCGCGCCGACCCGCCCGAGGTCTTGGTGGTCCGGGAAGGCTTCGGGGTCTGGCTGTCGATCTACGGGCTTCCTTCGGCGCAGCGTCGCGACGAGTACCGGGCGATCGAGTGGGGAACGAAATGTATCGATGACATTTCAAAGGTACATTTCTTTCCGTCCAGGTGGGAGTTGCTGACGTGGGTTGAGCAGATGTTTCATGCGGCGGCGTAGCCGACTACTCAACGATTCCTGATATGGGCTTCCTGTCGGCGCACACGGGAAGGTAGAACCCGTATTCGTCGTCAATCATTTCTGGAACAACGAACTTCATCTCATGCCCTTTGGTGCATGGGTTGTAGTCTTCATGGCATCCGTCCTCGATGGGCTTTACAGACTTCCGTGGACCGGGCTTCCTATCGCACCACGCGACGAAGTTCGCGCAGTCGTGGCACCATAGTTTGGGCTTCCTTGTCCCGCGTGCATTGGCCCGGCGCGCCAACTCCTCGATAAGCTGGTCGGTCGAGAAGTTGCGCAGCTTCAGTTGGCTTTCGAACATCGTCAGCCGGCGCTCAAATTCTCGCACACCCGATCCCAGTACATCCTGTCGCTGACGGTGACGATGTAGCCCTCGTTCATCCTGTCGCCGCCTTCGGAAACGATGTGCGCTGCGCACGTCCAGGCTTTCGCGATGTCGATGTCCTCCGGCGTTACCCGCTCCATCGACTCAAGCGCCAGCAGTTGCGGGCATTCGTCGCAACGTACACCGAGGCAACAGCGCAGGTGGTTGTCCGGGATCGGCTCGATAGATGACAGCGAGCACTGCTGGTGCGTCTTCGGCAATTCGCCGCGCCGCTCCATGCCGAGCAGGTCGGCCATGCGTGGAATCTCCCTGGCCATGCTCATCGCCTCGTACATCCAGTTTTTCCATCCAACCGTGCCGGCCTTTCCGGAGTTGTGGCGGTTGATGGCCGCGTGCCATTCTTGTGACAGTGGGTAGGTCAGTCGATCCATTTTCGCTCCTTGGTAAAATTGGTTTAGGCCGTCAGCGCAAGCCGGCACGCATCGGCCGTAACGTCGCAGCCTGTGCTGCGCAGAACGGACTCCGCCTCTTCCAGCGCAGCAGCTAGAATCTCAGCCCGTCGCTTCTCGCGGGCCAAAAGCGTCAGAACAGCGTCTGTGTCTCGCCGTTCTCGCTCAATGCGCTGTGCCGGAGTTTCGCCGTCTTTCAGGTATGGTCGGATCTCATCAATAGCGCCGCGCAGCCTTTCCATCTCGGAAATCAGATCCAGAACGGCGGCGGGGTTCGCTGCAGCATAGAACTTTGCCAGCTTGATCGAGTCCTGGCCGGCGCAATACTGGCCGCAGTCAATGATCGCAACTGGGTATGTCTCGCCGTCCTCATCGATGTGACCAACAACCGCGGCTGGCTGGTCCTCAGAATTATCAACCCATGCTTGATTGCAATTGCTCCAGCATGTGACGTCTGCAGCCAATGCGCGAAGTTTTGATGTGTCAATCAACCAGCCGGGAATCTGCCGGTCAATGCTAACTGTCGGCATTACGACTCCTCAAAGACGATGCGCTGGAATGCCCTTCCGATGGGCGTGCAGCGATACAAAATGACTTCACCACCGATCGCCGCCGCGTCGTCAATCGCCAACTGCCGGGCCGCCTCTATCGTCATGTCGAGCAGTGGCCACGCTGACAGATGGCCCTGGCCTGCCCGGCAGATGGCGTATTGCTCCGGTGGTGGCGCCGGCTCGGTGGCGTCGATCGCGTCAACGCTGATCGGCGTTTCGGCCTGGACGTAATCCGTGGATGCCTTGGCGTCTCCGGATGTGTCGGCCGCCTCTCTCGATCCTTGATCCTCCGGAGCAAGGACAGGCTTGACGCCCCACGGGGACCTGGCTGACGCCTCCGACATGTCTCTGACTAAAAACTGTTCCAACGTCTCAACTGGCGGCTTTTCCTGTGCTGGCCCCGCTTCGGACAATTCATGCTCCGCCTTCCGGCAACGCTCGGCGAGATACGCGCGGCCGGCGGCCGTGATCTTGTAGGCGAGACTGTTCGTGACGTCGTCGCGCCCCTTGGTGACCAAGCCATCCTTGACGGCGTGGTTGGCGTTGTCTCGAGCCTGCGTTACGGAAAGCCCAGCGGCGCCGGCAAGCTCGATAACGGTAAGCATTCCGTCCGCAGCGAGAGCCCGCAGGAGTTTGGCGCGTGCGCCGTTTTGATTGGTGGTTGACATTGCTTTCCTTCGTGATCGCTTATCGCATGGTGTGAATGATGACTCGGCAGCCCGGCTGGGCAATGATTCTCTGCTCGCCGTGCGCGGTGCGTTGTTTGCATTCCTTCGCCTCTTCAACGGCCTGCTGCGCTGCGCGGTTACGCGCTTTCACGCGTTGATTCGCGAGGCCGAGGTCAGACGCCTTGGCGCGCAACTGCTGCGGAGACACGCCGTAGCGCGTGGCCAGTTCAGTGGCCGGAGTGGTGCCGTATAGGTCGCGCAGCTCGTCGATTTCTGCGCTATTCCACCGTTTGTATTGGTGGCGCGATGTCCGGATCTGCGGCTGGACAGTCATGCGGACTTCTCCAGCTGAGACTGGAACCAACCCAGCTGATACAGCACGTCGTCGAGCGCTTCGTGCAACTCCTCGACCGATTCGGCGACGACATCCTCGTCGGAGACCAGGCGCATCTGCTCCTGGAAACTGCGGTATTCGTTGCGGTTGCTTCTCGGCGCGCCCGGGCGGACGATGCGAAGCAGTTTCCCGCCTTCCTTGCGCAAACGCTCAGCCTCATGCAGGAAGCGGACGTCGGTCAGCACGAAATCGACTTTGTTTTCCTCCATCTCGTAAATCTCGCGGAACGCGCGATCAACCCAAATGGTGGGATACCCGTGATGCTGTCCCCAGTCGGTCCCGAGCGACTCCATCAAGGACACGGGCGTCTTGTAGCCGAGCCAGGCAATTGGAAGCTCTTTGCGCTCCGGCGTGAAGTCCTCGTCAGTAAGCCCGAGCATCGCCTTGAGTCCGGCGCGAATGGGATCCGCGAAAGCAATCCGGTGGAACCCGTGAACGGTAGCCAGGTAGTCAGCCGCGGTGTCTTTGCCGTGGAACGGCTGGCCAGTCAAGCCAAGAATCATGATGGTGTGCCCCTCAAAGCGTTTCGATTGGAGCGGTCGGCGCAGGCAGCCGAAGGCCGTTGCGCCGATCGTGCAGCGCCTGCTCTCGGGCGTCGGCGGCCGCGCGCTGTTCGTCGATCCTGGCGATTTCGGCCATCCAGAAACTCACGTCTTCCAGGGCCAGGCGCACCTGGTCGGCCGCGTGCTGGCGAGCGGTGTGCAGGTCGTGCTGGTGGATGCGCGCCGCCGGAATTCGCAGGCCAAGGCCTATGCGCAAGGCCAGACGGCACGCGCGATTGATGGCCCGGCCGACCGTCTGCAGAAGTGGTGTGCCGCGCTCGCGGCCGGGCAGCGCCTGTGTCTCTTCGCGTGTGATCATGCGTCGTGACCTCCAGAAATTGGCCGCGTCGCGCGAAAGCCGACCCTGACGTATTCGCCGTGCAGCAGTGCCGCGTAGAGCGCAAAGGCGCCGGCGTCCTTCCCGCTTCGGCATCCGCCGCCGCGTATCAGCCCGAGATCGTCCCAAACCAGCCGCTGCGTTCCGGCCTTGGGATACAGGCCCATGCCGGAAGTTCTTGGGTCACGCGGAGCCGTCATAACGCTTGGAGAGTCCGCGTCAACGACGCCGGTAACGCCTTTCGGACCGCCTTGAACGTCGTCATACACCCACGACCAGGCATTCCCACCGAAGTCGCACAGCGTTTGCCCGTTCGACAGCGTCTTCCAGCGCGATTCCGCCGCGTCTTCCGGCTGGTACATTCCCGATACAGGAAAAAAAAAGCTGCGCTTCCGGAGTCCCTGCTTCAGCTTGCCCTGGCCGAACTGTCCGCCGGTCCAGTTGGCATTCTGTCCCGCCGCGTCGTGCGCGATCGCCAGCCATTGCTGCTCGGTGATCAGCGACCAGCCAGCCGCCCGGCAAGCGGCCAGTGCGGCGAAGTACGAGACGCGCACCCACGGCGTGTGGGCCACGTGCGAGGCCGCTCGAGGAACGCGTGATTCCTGATCCTGGCTGCAGAGGAATGTCGATACCTCAAACGGCGGAACGAAAAGCCCGCACGGAAGGTGAGTTTCGGGAACGCGAATGAAGGCGTGTTCCATTTTGTTGTCCCTATGTGGTTGTGGGCGCCGGTCTCTCCCGGCTTGTCGCTGGGCTTTCGTTATCCAGTTACGCCAGCCAAGCTGTGCTGGTCCAGCAAGCGGCATCCTCGCTGTGATCTGCGATTCCTCGCGCTTGATTTTGCCGGCCGCGTCAGTTTTCCCGCTGACCGATGGCCCTTATCAAGGCGACCGAAAACCCGCGTCGCGCCGGGTGCGGCCGGCAGGATTCAGCTTTCGCGCCGCGCGTTTTGCTCGCGGCGTGCAATGTGCTTGCCTTCGTCGATCCCGGCATAGAACGCGTCGCGACGCGGATCGCCAGGCTTGTATTCGTGCCGGATCGGGTGCGCCGCGAAGACGTACAGCAGGAACGCCTTGACGCCGGCGCGGTATTGCTCGCTGCGGGCCTCGCGCCCGCTGGGGAAGGCTTCGGAGAAGAGCCTTTCGGCGAGAAGAACGCCGCCGGGTTGATCGATGTGGGGCATGTGGTGGCTCCGTGGTTGGTTGATGCAGTACACTGTAGCCATAGGCGGCTACCGTGTCAAGCCATAAACGGCTATTCGCAGCGAAAAAAAACCGCCTTGCCGACGGGTATGTCAATCCGGGGTTTCGATCACCACCTGAAGCTCGCCAGCCGCTCGGCAATAGCAATCATGGCGAGAACGACCATGGTGATGATGATCGCCGCTGGAATGGTCGCAAAAGCCAGCTTGACCATGAACTCGACCATGGACCAAAAGGACATGTGAATGTCGGTGACGATGACGCGCATCGGGCCGCTGCCTGTCCGGGAAGACTCCAACGGCGCCGGCAACCCTTCGCCTGGGGACGATGGCGGAGCACTCCGCCCGGCGGCTGAGTTGTGCGGTGTATCAGGTTTCTGCTCCTGCGCAACGAAGGCGCTTGCAGTGTAATCGGGTTCCGGAGCGAGCCGGGAACGCCTGGGGGGAGTGGTCTGGCTATGCATAACAGAACGCTATCACGTTTCATTCTTCGTGGCACTTGCAGCCCTTGATCGCGCGCAGTCGAGTCCGGGTTAGTCGTTTCTCTCGCTGCGCGGTCCGAAATCCTTCTTGCGAGTCGCCTTCCGCGCGAGATCGATCAGTATCTCTCGCACTTCCTGCGACGCGTCTCGATAGCCCTGTAACAGCTCGCGCTCATCGAGGGGAGTCTCATGCACCGACAGGACGGTGACCGGTGCCGCCGGGCCATATTCTTCGGCGGGATCCACCAGCAAGTCTTTTGCGGATCGCCGAAACGCTTTGGCGATCAGATCAAGATTCTGCACGGTGAGATTGCCATCCCCGTTCTTCGCGCGCCTTACCGTGCTGAACCCGACGCCGGAGACATGCGCGACCTTTTCCAGCGTTTCCCGGCCTGGATACGACTCCATCAAGGCCGTCAGATTGCCAGCAATGATCTTGGCTATATCCATTTCTGGATTGTCACCAAAAACGAAAGCCGTATGCGGCTATTGCGTTTAGCCATAGACGGCGATAGACTGTTGCGCATGTTCACCTCTCCGCCAATCTACGAGTTTGTGATGGCCAACCTACGGGCCAAGGCCATCCCACAGCGCACGGTCGCCGCTTGCAGTGGCGTGCCGTATTCGACGTTGACGAAGATCGCTCAGGGCAGCATCAAGGAGCCCAGCGTGCACACCATTCAGCGGCTCGCCGACTTCTTCGCCAAGCAGGCGACCGACAGCCGGCCCGACCATGTCGAGCAACAGCAGTCCGCCGCATGACAGGCCACCCCATCTCCTCCAACCGCCCGGCGACGTCTCCACGCCGGCGCGGCTTCCATCCCTCTCCGCGTCCTGACAGACGCGGAGAGGGCTTTTTTTTCGGAAAGGAACGCGCGTGCTCAACGAACTCCAGAAGTCTTTCAACCGCTGGGTGGACTCCAGGTGGTTTGTCGTTGGCGCCCGTCGCCGGCCATGGCAGACGCAACAGCCGCTGCCATATCGAGGAGCATCGTCCCGCCGCGCAGATCGCCTGTTGTGTTCCTGGCGTGCGCCATGGCAACCAGGTCGTTCAGCAGCGGCTGCCGTTCTGCTGCGGGCAGCCGTCTTGTCAGTGCGAAGCAGAGCCCGCCGAGTGCGGTAGTCAGCGCGTTGTAGTCGTCGGAAGCTATGGCCATGGGTGCTCCTGTGCGGGTGGATGAAAGCGTGGAAGTTGGATTCTATCTGCATTGGGGTACTCCTCTGGCCGAGCCGAACGGCACGAAGAAACGATAGCCCACCGCCTGTACGAAGGCTGTCCGGATTTTTCGTACAGCCACGTACAAGCCCACGAAAGGTCTCGCCATGCAACAAGCGCTTTTCCACGAGTCGATCCAGGACGCCCTGCGCGAAGTCATCCGCGCGGCTGGCGGCTCCAAGATCGTCGGCTGCAAGCTGTGGCCATCGCTCCCCGTCGACCAGGCCGCGAGCAAGATCAGCGACTGCCTCAACCCGGACCGCCGCCAGCACTTCAACGAGACCGAAATGCTTCACCTGCTGCGCATCGGCAGGGAGATCGAATGCCATGCCGCGATGCACTACATCGCCTCCATCTGCGGCTACTCACAGCCCGACCCGGTAACGCCGGCCGACGAAGTGCAGGCTCTGCAGCAGCAGTTCATCCTGGCCACGAAGGAACTCAAGGCCATGAGTCAGCGCCTCGAAGCCATCACCGCCGGCCACAGGAAGATCAGCCACTGGCTCATCATCAACCGCATCCGCTGGGAAGTGGCCATGGTCACCACCGGCCAGGACTTCAAGATTTGCAACAACCACATTGCGTTCTACGCGCGCCTGTTCGTCAAGGTGCACCCGCAATACCGCTTCATCTTCAACCTCAAACGCATGGACGACGAGCCATGGCACGGGGACATGCCGCTATGAACAGCAAAACCCTGCGCCGCCTCTTGACCTCCTGCCACCAGCGGCAAGCGGCAAAGCTCAACTGCAAAATATTCAACCTCTGCTGGGTCCTCACAGAAGACGCTGTTTGCAGCAAAACAACCCTGGGCTACCTCACCACCAAGAGGCTGGGCAGCCGCTTGTACAAACACGAGATCACCTCCTATGACTAATCCAATCACCTATTACAGGATGGGCAGTGAACGGATCAAGACCCGCGCGCCACGGACCTTGACCGCTGGCCTGATGCAATACG